TTCCTGGCCCGGGCGGCGTTGGTCTTGCTGGGGTGCTTCATCAATTTGTCGTAGTGNGTGAAGTAGTCAAGGCACAACTGCTTCATCTGCCTGTGCCTGGCGGTCTCCTCTGGTAATCTGTATAGTTTCCTAATCATTGGTGGGTGCGAAATGTATGTTGTGCCAAGGTGCCGTCAGTCCGTGGCTGTTCTTGTATATCTCTCCGGTCTGCACTGATTGTGCGGCCATGAATGTCCTGGTGCCGTTGCCTGATCTCTTCTTCTGNATCACCNTACAGGGCCTCCACTCCTGACCTCTGGCGTAATACTTCATGTGATGTGTCTGCTGTCCCTTGCGTGTCTTTATCCCTGCCATGGTCACACTCCATAATTGGTTATAAGGATCTCCACTGCCCTAGATCTCTCTCTGTAATTATCCCTATGACTGGTCCTAGTGGCCGCGGCCCTGTAGACTTGGCGTTGGTGCCAATGGAATTTATCCTTGTGATAGAACTGGTGTAGGTCATCAAAGTCATAATAACTGAGTGCGAATTTGCCTTGGATGTCGCGTAATCTCTCCGCCAACTGCTCGTGTTTGTGTTTTGGAAAAGCCTGTGAGTAGTAGAACTCCTTGTCATGATATGGCGGATCCACATAGAACAGGGTGTCCTCTGAGTCCCAACGGTCTATCACATCTATACAGTCCTGTTGCGTGACTTCAGTGATGTTGGAGAGCCTGTCAATGACTTTGGGATCGCGTAGTTTCTTCATGATGGTGTCATACTTGGATGGATAGCGACCATGCGTCTTGACATCAACGAAGTAGGGCACACATCTGGCGGACAGTGGTGTGCCCGCGAACACCTGCGTCTGTAGGTAGATGTATTTGAGTGCTAGATCAAAGTCAGGTGCCTTGAACACTGGTTGGTCCGTGAACAGTTCCTTCTGGTATTGGCGGAATCTATCTGTATCACTGCCCGGTGTTGCTTCCAACAATCGCAACAGCCTGGTGGCGTCCTGGACGGCACACTGATAGAAGTTGGCCAACAAGGGATTGAAGTCATTGTAGACCCGTTGCTGGCTACTGCCCACTCGGTTTGATTTCAACATCATCCAACCAGCACCACCAAACACCTCCACGTATCTGCTGAATCTGTTGGGTAGGATTGAATCTATCCATCGCACGTGATGGCTTTTACCGCCTATATATGGAAACATACACGATTACTTAATTGCGAATTGTTGTGTAAAGATTTTTATCGCCATGCCCTTATAGACCAGTACGCTGGGCTCAGTGATTTCTGTCCACTGCACCTTCGCCAGTATGGCACCCATCCTGGCCATGAAACTTCTCTTCCTGGCTGGTATGTTGGATTTGATACGCATGTTGGGATCACCGAACCTGACTATGTTGACGTCACCGGTCCGTTGGTTCCTCACGTACACCGCGAACTTCTTGCTCTTGCCCGGTGTCCTGAATGGTCTATTGAGTGTTATCTTCCTGCCCTGGTACTGAGCCATTTGTGCCTCCAAAGAATTGTGCTATCTCTGGATGTAGTTCCAATATCTCCTCATTGGTCATGCCCTGTTGGATCATCTCCCTCATGTGGGTGACCATGGCCACTGGATCAGTCATTGGTGGGTGTAGTTCACCCCGGTCCGCCAACTGGTTCTCCATCTCCGCCAATTCGTCCTCATCCTTCGCTAGTATTTCAATAGTCTTCCTGTCCAGTATTGATTTAACACTTGGAGTGGCCTGTGCTGAGTCCCTCTGGGCACTCGCGGCCTTGTTGATGATGTCCATGTCCAGGTTCTTGTCCCTGATGTGGAACGCCATTGGATACTTGATCTCTCCGTCCCATGGTTGTCCCTGCCACAGTCCAAACATCCTGAACACCTGTTCTTCCGCCAGTTCAAGGTTCTTGGCCTTCTCACAGAGCTTGGCATCTAACATCAAAAATTCTGACTGCATGGCCACACCTGACATCTGTCTGGTCTCTATGGCCCTGATTGATCCCATGTGTGCCATCCTGTCAATTGACTTGACGGTCTCCTCCATGGTCTTCAGTATGGCCTCTAGGTTACCACCGTTTGGTTGTAGCAAGTATGGTTTCAGTTGTGGATCCAGTTCCTCTGGTATGTCAATGATCGCACCCGCTCCCGCCTGTGCTGACACTGAACGTGTCTTGACCAGACTTGGGTGGTTGGTCAGGCTGACCAGTTGTTCCGCCTCACTGTATAGGTTGCCCAGGAACCTCTGTGCCTGTGCTATTGAGTCAATGTCTGACACCCCAATGCCCTTGATTGGTCCACGGTTGGCGTAGGCCCACACCGCTGGTACCTTGCCCAGTAGGTTTGGTCTTGAGTCAATCTGTTTCATTGGCTCCTTGCCATCCGCGTCGTTGTATGTGTAAAGTTCTATGGTGTTGGGAGTCCACTTCCTGATGTAGAAGTCTCCGGTCCTCTGGTAAGGTCTCTCATCCTGTTCCAGCAACATCAGTTCCGCCAGTTCGTAGTGTCCGTTGGGCTGTCTGATGAACTTCCAGTCAAGGATGTTCTCAGGCGTGTAGATGGTCACGTAGGGCCTTATGCCCTGTGCCAGTTCATCCGCCCTGGTGCCCACTGTGGTCTCTGGACGATCAATCAAGATCAGTGCGTGTCCGTAGATTGAGCTCTGTATGTTGACCTCCCTCATGAATGATTCCCAGCTCCTGCCCTCCATGTCACAGTCCTTCATGAACTGCTCCAGCTCAGGCGTGTCATCTAGGTTGCCGAAGTCCCTCTTGGGCTCCTGCCTGTAAAGGAATGAGTTGTATGTGTGTATGATTGAGCGACAGTGGTTGTCCTCAGCCGCGTGTGATAATCTGGTCAGGTATTCACCCTCGTTCTCGTACTGGTATCTCTTGAGGTACATGCCCCTCTTGTACTCAGCACCACCCAGGTAACTCCTCTTCAGGAACTTCCAGTGGTTGATGTACACGTCGTAGTCACGATGCACTGGTAGTGATATCGTCTTGCCTGATGTGTCTGTGAATGATGTGCCGGTTAGACCGTAGATGTCCTGTGCCATTATCTTATTGCTCCTAGTTTGATTCCAAATCTCTCTGGTGACTGTTGCTCGTACGCGGTCCTGATAGGGTATAGGAATGAAATAAGGTATCCTAGTGCGTCATTCATATGGTCAAATCCCTGTGTCTTGTCTGGCAACACGGTCCCCTCTTTGTATGTGTGTTTGCTGATACTATTTAACAGATTCTTGGCCTTGGGGTGTATGAACACCTGTCGTTCGCCCGACGCTGAACACAGCTTGGCGTTGACGGAGTTTATCCTGTCCCTGACCGCCATGTGTCTGGGCATCACCTTGCAGATGAATCCCGCGTTCTGTAGTATTGACAGGTCCGTCCTGCCACCAGCGGAGGTCTTGCGTTGCCTTGATGCCGGATCAGGATAACAGAATATCTTCTTGCCTGGGTACCTGCGGTGTATCTCGTTGACCAGTTCGTCCGTGTTAGATCCCCATATGGCTATCTCGTCCATGATGTACACCACGCCGTTCTGTATGTAGGACACCACCGCACTCATTGGGTCAAGGTTGAAGTCAATGCCCACGTGTATGATGTTGTTGTCCAGGGGTTCATCAAAGTGCTTGACGTTCTCGCTCATTGAGAAGCCATAGTAGATGATGCCTGAGTAGGTCTCCCAGGTGGCCTGGTATTCCTGCCTGAACGTCTTGACGTCAAGGTCCCGCTTGGCCTGTTCTATCTCGCCCTCATCAACGAAACCACCATCAATGGTGGTGAACAGGTAACTGCTCCAGTCCTTCTCTGTGGGATCCTGTCCCCTCTGGTATAGGTCGTGGAACCAGTTCATGCCCTTGGGCGTGCCACAGAAAGCGGCTGATCCCTTGGTGTCTGACAGTGTGGGCCTCAGCACCTCAGTCCATGCCGTCTCTTCAATGTCAGCACACTCGTCCAACACGATGAAGTCAATACCAACACCCCTCAAGGAGTCCTTGTTGTCAGCACCCCTGAGACAGATCCTTGATCCGTTTTTCAATTCTATTGTGAGCTCCGCCTCGTTGATCTTCTTGATCCAACGTAGGTCTTTGAGTATCTGTTTGAGTTTGACCCAGGCTATCTGTTTGGCCTGTCTGTATGATGGTGCCACGTACCAGCAAACACGCCCCGGTATCCTGGCGTGATAACACAGTTCCCTGATGGCCAAAGTGGTCTTACCAAATCTACGACCAGTTACCAAGACCCTGAACCTGGCTGTGTCATCCGCTACCCGGCGTTGCGGTGTTGATAATTTCATATGTTTGTAGTTATTGGGTGACTATTTGTCTTCCCATGGTAATGGTGCCGTTGACTCTTCGTCAGTTGGTGAATCCTGTTGGCCCAACCAGTTCTTGCCCAGGAACATCAGCATCCTGGCGTCGCCCGCCAATGCCTTCTCAAACTGTGCCCGCCTCAGGCTCTTCTTACCTTCAGCCCGGCCCTTGTCTATGAGGTTCTTGAATCTCTTGTTGAGTGTGGTCACTGAAGTGCCAACACAGTCCGCTATCTCCTCGTAGGTGCAGTGCATTGATGCCAGTTTGAAGATCAGGTCATGATCCAGTTTGTATGATTTCTTCTGTGCGTCCATTATAGATGTTTCTCCCCTATCACTATCCTGAACCTACGGACGTCAGTGTCTCCGTCTGATGTGTTAATCGTGGTGTCAATGTTGTACACGTTGCCTGTTGTGCCTCCTGTGAGCCTGATGTTGACCACCGCACCTGATACCACCACGTCAGTGGCCGCGTCAGTGGGCAGTTGTAGTGGTGATGCGTCTCCAGTGATTGATTCAATTGACACTGATGCTGTGTTGATCGCGTCATTTGAATTAAGGTAGTCCGTGAAGTCTAGTCCGTATTGTATGTTAGCGTCGGGGTGTTTCTCTATGAACAGTCCCTTGTTGTCCCGTTTGAATCCTGTTAAGTTGGCCATTATAGTTCCGTCCTCACTCTTGGGATACTGCTTTGATTGGTGAATATTGGTTTGTAGATTCGTAATGCTCTGGTCTCTTGTGGCACTTTGTATCCTCTGGTTTCTGTTTCAATGTTATTTACACGAGTTTCCTGTAAAACGTCAATCAACCTCGTTTCCTGTATTGGCAGTAGGGTCCTCAGTTCCTGTTTGACCTTGATAACGTTCCAAGGATCAGCGGGTATGATACGTCTTCCTATGGCGAACGTGGTGTTGAACGCACTCAATGACGCACCATCAGTGTAGAAAACATTACCATTCGGATCAGTGGTCCAAATGCCTAATACTTCTTTGGTTGGGTCAAATCTAACGTTGGCGTACTGTGTGGTGGTGATCCTTGCGAGCAGATCTTTCACAGCGGGGAAGCCAAATATCACATTACCGTCTTGGTCAGTGCTGAACTCAAGGTCAATTGGTTCAACTGTGGCTGAAAACAATACATTACCATCCTGCTGTGTGCTGATGATGATGTTGTATGACGCCGGGTCAGCGTTCCTGATCCTGGTGTAATCTGATTCAATGCTATAGGCCGCGGCCATAGTTGACGTGCCACCAAATAGCAGGTTGCCGTTGACCTCCGTGCTGGCCACCATGGGTGCCTCTTGTAGTGATCCACCAAACAACAGACCAGCATTTACTTGAACTGTTGAAAGTCTCGTGAATGCTATCAGCCCTGGGTGCCACTGTGCCCCATACCACTCATTCCAAGTCCTGTCAATGAATTCTGATTCAGCGAAGTCATCCCAAGTGTAGTCATCCTGATATGGCTCACCCAGCCTGTCAAACTTGACACCTCCCACACTGATCTGCGTGGACACTGAGTCCAGTGTTGGTGTGCCCCTGTAGACCGCATTACCATCCTGTGCGGTGCTGGTGTTTATGGCGATGCTGTTGGTGATGCCGTATGTGGTGTTGCCGTTGACCGTGGTTGCGGTGGTGCTGTTGATGTCAGCTGACCCAAACTGTTTTAGTCCTCCAACGGTGGTGGTGGTGAATGAGCTGGTCAGTGTGGCAGAAGCGAAATCAAATTTCTCCGCGTCTGCTGTTAGTGTGAATGTGCTGACCAGTGTGGCCTTGGCTATGTCAAGCTCGCCCTCTGCCTGTATGGTGAATGTGCTGACGAGGTCCAACGCCTCCAAGACATAGTCCTGGTCCACGTAGCCCTGTGGTGTGAAATAATCACCTTGACTGGGTGTGGGTTGAGTGTATGATTCGGGTGTGTAAAAACCCTGCCCAACGTAGATGTTGGGATCTATACCTATGCCTTTCAAGGCCATTGGCTAACCTCCTGTTGGGATTACGCCAAGCTCACTGTCAAATTGCCTGAACTCACTTGGAAAGTGTCCCCGGAGAGCACTTCCTTGGCATTATCCAACTGTCCATAGAACAACACGTTGCCTGATCCCACTGTGGCGTTGTCAACGATGGCTATACAGGTTATGGTTGAACCTGACCCCGCCGCGTTGTCGTAGTTGGCAGTGGCAGTGTTGAACGTGATGTTTGCGTCTGTGGTTGCTGAACCACCTGAAGCCGCCGCGAAAGAGGCCTCTATCCTTGAATAGGCAGTGCCCGAGGTGGTGATCTCGTAGTAGCCCCAGTTGCCCGCGGTCGCCGCCGCCGTGCCTGCCTCCAAGGCCGCTAACACGTCTGATGCCGTGCCTGAAAACAGGGCTAGCCTCAGTGTGGTTGGTTGTGTGTATGCCGTGTTCTTGAGCACGTGATCCAATACTGAATCCTCTAAAAAATTGCTGGCAGCACTCATAATTTTCTTCTCCTTAATTAAGTTTTTGTGTCAATGTTTGTTATAACACAGATATTTATTGGTTATGTTGAAACTTTGGTCAGTATGGCGTAGCCCTCTAGGCTACAACCTGTTCCTCCAGCACCAGTGATCTCCATCGTGTAGGTGCCCGCCACCAATTCCAGTGCCAGCACTAGACCAAATGGACCATTGCCTGATTTTATGGTCGTGCCGCCGTTGTCCTTGAGTATGGCCCCAGTGGCTATGCTCCCGCCACCCAATGCCGTGTTCTTGCTGAAATACAGTTCAAAGAAACAGGTGCTTGTTGTGGTGAAGGGATTGCCTGAAGTCAGCAGGCCATAGGGATCCGTGCTGTTGCTGTTGTCATTGAGACCAAAAGTATCTCCACTATTGAAACTGTCACTGAACACGCCAAACGCCTTCTGTTGTATGGGTGCCAACTCAAATCTTGCGTTAGCGGTGCTGTACACCAAGGTGTCTTGGTCGCTGGGTGTGGTGATGTTGAACATGTCAATGATCTTGTTGGTGTTGTCAATGTTGTCTTTGATGTCAGCACGTGCCAGTCTGGGCTTGTCTGATCCTGAATCCACGTTGCTGGTTGATGCTTTGGTAGTTGGCCAAGTTGGCATAATCCGTCCCCTAGTTAAATTTAGTTATCTTCACCACCACGTCAGCTGACGTCTCTGATCCCACGCTGACGTTGCCGGGTAGCACTATGGTTGATCTGTTCTCTAACACAGCCAGTTCAATGTCTGTGAAGACTTGTTGATAGAAGCCCCAATACTTCCTGGTGTCGGCACTTATGCCAGTGCCCTGGGTGAAATACACGAAAGGTTTGTTGAATTCGTCTTCGTAGGAAGACTGCGGTCCCCCCAAACTCTGGCACTCTATGAAGTATTTGCCTGGTGCCAGTGAAAATGCCTCGCTGTTGCTACTCAGTCCCACTATGTTGTTGGGATCAAACTTCTCCTCAAACACATACCTAACAAGATAGTTGGGTGGTGAGCCTGCTATGGTGGTGGCACCGTCTGATATGAATATGGCCTCTGATAAGGGCTGTTGTGGCACGAACGTGCCAGTGCCTGAGTCATAGGACAAGATGTCATTGAATGACGATGACGAGATGTCAAACGTGTCTATGATGGCGTTGACGTTGTCTATGTCCTGTTTGATCTGTGGCCTTGACAGATTGGGATTGTCAGTGCCTTGATCTATGCTTGTGGTCGTGGCCTTTGAGCCTGCGGGCCATGTTGTCATATGTTATCCCCTTGTTATTATCCCACCATTGCTATTTTGAGAAAGCCAACTCCAACAACAACAGTTTCATGTATATTTGCTCAAGTTGTCTGCGTTGAGCGGTGTTGTCTGTGTTGTTGATC